AACCAAGAAACAGAAGCAACAACTTCAAAAGAAGTTGAAGCTCCTAAAGAAAAACTTTTTAAAAAACCAAAAGTAAAACTTTATAGTAAACATCGTGATGAAGATGATGCTGAAACTGAAGCATTTGCTAGAGGTGAATTAGAAAAGTTTAATCGAGAAAAAGCAGAAACAGCAACCGTTCAAAAGGACACTGAAGCATCAGAAGAAATTGCAAACTCAGATGGTAAAGCTACTCCTTCAACTGAACGCCCTGAAAATGCAGAAGAACGTGTTTTTAAGAAACGTTATGACGATTTGAAAAGACACTATGATTCTACACTTGGAAAGCATAAAGATGAAGTTCGTACTTTAAGAACTCAACTTGAACAATCATCTAAACAGTTTGTTCCACCTAAGTCTAAAGAAGAATTAGAGGCTTGGAGAAAAGAGTATCCTGATGTATATGATATGGTTGAAACCATAGCTATGACAAAAGCTGATACTAGAGCAAAGGAGATGGAGGATAAATACCAAAATCTTCAAGTTCAACAAGAACAAATTAGTAGAGAAAAAGCTGAAGTGGAATTGTTAAAAGTACATCCTGACTATAAAGATATTCGTCAAAAAGATGAATTTCATGAATGGGCTGCTAAACAAGACATAGTTATCCAAGATTGGCTTTATGAAAATAGAGCTAATGCACAATTAGCAGGAAGAGCAATCGACTTGTATAAAATGGATAAAGGACTTGGAAAGTATTCTAATAAACAGGAAAAAGATATTAAGAAAGAAGCTGCTAAAGCTGTATCTAAAACTAGAAAAGCTGAATCTACTGAAGGTGCTAAACCTAAAAAGATTTGGTCTAATGCTGAGATTTCTAAAATGACAGTTAATGAGTATGAGAAGTATGAAGAAGAAATCGATAAAGCTGTAAGAGAAGGTAGAATCCAACCTTAATAATAACTATATAATCGGAGGCAAACACACATGGCTACTATGTCAAACGCTGCAGGTTATAACAATTTACCATCAGGTAATTGGGTACCAGCAGTATATAGTCAAAAGGTTCAAAAGTTTTTCAGACGTGCATCAGTTGTTGAAGATATTACTAACACTGATTACGCTGGAGAAATTGAAAATTTTGGCGACACGGTAAATATCGTGAAAGAGCCTTCAATTACTGTAAGTGATTATGCGAGAGGTCAAACTGTAAACACACAAACTTTGGCAGATGATAAGTTACAACTTACTGTCGACCAAGGTTCATACTTTGCGTTTAAAGTAGACGATATCGAAGAAAGACAATCACATGTAAATTGGGAAGCTCTTGCAACTTCTTCAGGTGCTTATTCACTTAAGAGAAACTATGACTACAATGTTTTAAAAAACATTTATGACAATGCGGCAACATCAGCTGCGAACACTGGAACAGATGGTTCGCCAATTGATGGAGATGCTGCTGTAGACACATTAGCAGATGTTATATCAGCTGCTAAGACAGTTCTTGATGGTAATGATGTACCAGAAGAAAACAGATGGTTCGTTGCACCACCAGCTTTTTACAAGCAATTGAGAAAAGCAGGTGCTAAAATTATGGACCAATCAGTAATGGCAGATGGTGGAGCATCATCTATGAGAAATGGTATGGTAACAGATAGACCTTTATTTGGGTTTAGACTTTACTCTACAAACGCAATTGCGGTTTCAAGTGGAGCAGCTTCATCTAAAACTTTTGGATCAGCAGGTTCTAATGAATATGCTTTCCTTTATGGGCACCAAGGTGCAGTTGCTACTGCAAACCATATTGCGAAAACAGAACTTATCAGAGACCCTGATTCATTCTCAGACATCGTTAGAGGACTACATGTTTTTGGAAGAAAAATTCTAAGATCAGATGCAGTTTACTCTGGCGTTATAACAATAGGTTAATTAGGAGGATAATAGATAGACTATGGCAACTTACAATGTAACAGGTGCTGGTGGTACTGCTGGACATCCGTCTAATGGCAGAACACCTTACTTAGTAGAAAATACAATTGACGTATCAGCAGTTAATGGCGATTCAGGAGCAGCACAAAATGATGTTCTTCAAGCTATGGACATACCTGCAGAAACAGTGATCATGGAAGCTGGAATTGAAGTAATTACAGCATGTTCAAGTTCAGTAACTCTTGATCTTGGAATCACAGGTGGAGATGTTGATATTTATACAGATGGAGACACTAATGCTACAGGGTATTCAACCCTAACAGCTACAGCAAGACACGTAGCAGCAGCAGCAGACACTCTTGACGTATTAGTATTAAGTGCAGCTTCAAGTGCGGGCAAAATCCGTGTTTGGGCTATTATGTGCGATGTATCAGGTATTAATGAATCTGATCAAAACACAAGTACACAACACGATACGGCAGTATAATAATAAATAATTTAAGGGGGGTATTTATATCCCCCTTAATAAACACCCCTTATTAACTAGGAGAATAAAATGGCTACATATGATTTAAGACAAAAGACTAATGCTAGTACAGGTCAAAAAGTTATTCCTTCTCAAGAAGAGATGAGGGTACAGAATTTAGAGAATAAGGTAAATTTACAATCTGAAAAATTAGATAAGATTGTTAAATTACTAGATGACCTTTCAAAAGAAAAGTCAACTACTTGAAGTAATTCAAGAATACAAATCTGATAATTCTGCACTTAAAGAGCAGATTACAGAATTGCAAAAGCAATTATCTAGTGCTGAATCTAGAATTAAACAATTATTAATTAAGTATGAACATTCAGTACATGATAATATTAACAAAGAGGAAGAATAATGTCTTTAACTGATAGTAAACGATCCAAGAACTATTTAAATAAATATAGTAAAAATATAAAATCAAGTTATATGGTTGCTTCAAGTTCAAAACCATTTAGTATATCTAATTATAATTCATGGAAAAAAAGATATGAAAGTGGTGCAAGTATGAAGGATTTACCAAAAGAAATTACTATTGGTGATCTAAAAAAATATATGAAATTATATAAAAAAAAGAATAAATAATGGCAACAACTTACTTAGTATTATCAAATAGAATTTTAAGAGAATTAAATGAAGTTGAATTAACTTCAACTACATTCTCTAGTAGTAGAGGTATTCAAACTGCTGTTAAAGATTTTATAAATAAAGCTGTTCATGATATTTATAATGAAGGTGCTGAACTTCCTCTATTACATACAACAACGACTCAAGCTCTTACTACGGGTGATGGTGAATATGACTTTCCATCAGATATGCGTAGAGTAGACTTTGAGTCTTTTTTTTTAAAGCCAACAGAATTAATTACTAATGGAGAATTTGCTTCTAATATAACTAGTTGGACTACTGGTGATGGGTCACCATCTCATACAAGTAGTGGAAATGGTAGATTAAATTTAAATAATTCAGCAGCTTATCAATCTATTTCTACAGTAAAAAATAAAACTTACAGAATACAAGTTAGAGTTCTTAGCCCAAATAGTTCTGCTACTACTTTAACAGTAAGAGTAGGAACTTCTGCAGGCGGAACACAAAATTTAAATACAACAATTGGTGTAACTAATTATGGAGAAGGTAATATTTTAGATACAACTTTTACTGCTACAGCAGCAACATCTTATGTTTATGTTGAAGCATCTTCAGTACAATTAGATGTAGATTATATAAGAGTATCTAGAAGTGATATTACACCTAGTAAGTTAACATATATTTCGTATGATACATACTTACAAACTAATAAACCTGCTGATGATGTTAATCAAAGTAGTGCTTATGGTAAACCTGTTAAAGTAGTTAGAAAACCTGATTATAGTTCATTTATATTAAGCCCTATACCAGGTGAAGGTGAATATACAGTAAGTTATGATTATTATAAAACACATACAGACTTATCTGCACATGGTGATAACATGGGATTACCTGATAGATTTAGTTCAATAATAGTAGATAGATCAAAATATTATGTGTATATGCTAAGATCAGATCCTGAACATGCACAATTAGCAGATAGAGATTATCAAAGAAAATTAAAATTATTAAAATTAGATTATGGTACTCACTCAGCAGACTACATGAGAACTGATGTAATATCAGAAAGTATTGCAACAAATGTAGGTACTAGAGTAGTATCTTAGGAGATTAAATGCCAGATACTTCAGCAATAGCTCCATACACAGCAAGTTGTGGTGGTGGATTAATACTTAATAAGGATGTATATAATATGCAACCTGGTGAAGCTTTGCAGCTAACTAATTTTGAACCATCAGTAGAAGGTGGGTATAGAAGATTAAATGGTACAGAAAAATATAATTCTACTATAGTAACTCAAGTTTCTGCATCTACAGAAAGAATTCAGATGTCTGCAATATTTAATAATATAATAGTTGCAGCTAGAGGTGGTACAGTTTATACTGGAACTACATCAGGATCTTGGACATCAAGAGCAACAAGTAAAGGTACAACATATACTTATGATTTTGATAAATATAATTATAATGGTACAAATAAAATTATAATTGCAACTGGACAAGCTGCAGCATTTACACTAGATACAAGTTACGCTGAAGATATTATAAATGCAACAGGTGGTGGTACTGCACCTACTAATCCTAAATATGTAAAATCATTTGCTAATCATATGTTTTATGGTGGTATGTCAGACTCCACACATAGTGTTATTTTTTCAGGACCATTTACAGAAGATGATTTTGATACAAATGCTGGTGAAATAAAAGTTGGTGATGTTGTTACAGGATTAAAAGTATTTAGGGATGAATTATTTATATTTTGCCAAAGAAGAATTTATAAAGTAACAGGAACAAGTTCTAGTAATTTTGCATTGGCTGAAGTTGCAAAGAACGTTGGTACAATAGCACATCATTCTATTCAAGAGGTAAGTGGTGACTTGTTATTCTTATCTGCAGATGGTATTAGAACAGTTGCTGGTACAGAAAGAATTGGTGACGTTGAACTAGGTACTGTATCTAAACAAATACAAGATAGAATTAATGATATTACTTATGATAATGTTACATCATTAGTTATTAGAGATAAATCTCAATATCGTTTATTCTATCCTAAAACAACAGGAGTTGAATCTAATCAAAAAGGTATTATTGCAGTTATTAAAGTAAATCCTAATACAGGTCAATTAGGATATGAATATGCAGATATAAAAGGATTAAAAGTTTCTTGTTGTGATTCAGATTATATAAATAATGTTGAGACAGTAGTTTCTGGTGGTTATGATGGTTATGTATATAAACAAGAAACAGGAAATGTTTGGACAAGAGCTAGTGCTACTTTTAATTTAGACTCAACTTATAGATCTCCAGATATGACTATGGGAGATCCTGGAATAAGAAAGTCAATGGAAAGAATTAATTTAAACTGGAAACCTGAAGGAGAAGTTTCAGCTAATATGTATCTTCAGTTTAATTATAATGATGTGAATACTCCTCAACCTAGTGTTATAACTTTAGAATCATCTGGTAGTGGGGCGTATTATGGAACAGGTATTTTTGGAACATCTGCATTTGGTCAAGGAGATTTACCTATAACAAGAAAATCAGTTGAGGGATCAGGATTTGCAATTGCATTAAAAATAACTGATACAAGTAATAATATACCTTGGTCAATCCGAGGATTTCAATTAGAGTTCGTACCAGGAGGAAGACGATAATGGGAGCAACATATACAAGACAGAGTTCATCTGGCATAGTTGACGGTGGAGTTATTGAGGCAACAGATCTTAATAATGAATTTGATCAACTTCTAGCTGCCTTTGCAGTATCTACAGGACATACTCATGATGGTACTGCTGCAGAAGGTGGACCAATTACAAAATTATTAGGTACTGCAATCACTATAGGTGATGGTACTTCAGGCACAGATATTGCTGTAACCTTTGATGGTGAATCAGCAGATGGTGTACTTACATGGATGGAAGATGAGGATTACTTTAAATTCTCTGATGAAGTCCTAATGAATAGTACAGAAAAATTATTATTTGGTGATACAGGAACTTATATACATCAATCAGCAGATGGAGTACTAGATTTAGTATCCGATACTGAAATAGAAATTAATGCAACTACAATAGATATTAATGGTGCAGTTGCAATGGATGGTGCTATTACTGGTGCTACTAATATTACTTTATCAGGTGAATTAGATGCAGCAACATTAGATATTTCTGGTAATGCAGACATAGATGGAACTACAAATTTAGACGCTGTTGATATTGATGGTGCAGTTCAATTAGATGCAACGTTTACAGTCGGAGCAGATGATCAAGGATATGATGTAAAATTATTTGGAGACACAGCAAGTGCATACATGTTGTGGGATACTTCAGCAGATGATTTAATATTAGCTGGAGCTGCAAGAATTGTAATTCCTGATAGTGGTCTAGTTCTAGGTAGTACAGCAGTAACTACAACAGCAGCAGAAATAAATTTAATAGACGGTGGCGCTTCAACAGGAACAACAGCTGTTGCAGACGCAGATGGTATTCTTACAAATGATGGTGGCACAATGAGATTGACAACTGCCGC